GTAAAAGATTCCTACGACATGGACGCGTATCATGCGAGAGCGTTGACGGTCCTCGAGAGCCTATCAATGGCTTCAGAGGCGCGCTCGCATCGAGATCCGGTGACAGAAACTACGATATCGATTTTTGCAATGCGCTTCAATGCGACGTCTAACCGACCAATTACAGCATCACCTTTTACGCGAGAAGCCAGACGGAATAACTTTTACGCTGCGTTGGACGTAACCTATGCAGCGCTCAACATTACAACTGATTTTGTCCTGCCTGACTATTCTCAGAATGCCCAGACGCTTGCGATACTCGCGCGCGAAGAACTGCCATACACGCCCGGTTCATTCCGCAGAATGCTACGTATTCGCGAATGCACGGAAGGCGCCGCGAACGTACGCGAAGAGGTCGATCCCTATACGCAATACCAGATCGTGGTGCAGACCGGGTGTGATTTGGACACAGGTGCGGCAGGATGCGCAGTGTTCGCCAACTCACCAAACCAGTTGCAGGTTACCATTGAGGCGGGACGTGAGGTAGACATCACCGCTGACTTATTCCCGCAGGACCGCGAGGTCATCGCCATTGAGGTGACAGTCCAGATTCTATCACATGCATTCCACAACGGCGCAGTGATGGCTCACGAACGTGCGCTTGAGATGGCAATTGATGGGATGCCGCTCGCTTTAGGTACACGGGTAACCGTTTCTGTTGGTTCACGAGTCACGGTTGCAAATCGTGGAGTTCAGAATAGAGGGATATTCGTAGTTACGTGCCATCGCTTCTGGGTTCCAGATCCGCCTAGAATCATCTACGACACAATGGAAGCAGATATCCTTGCAGTATATACCTATAAGGATCGAGTCTGGGACGCCCTCCGTGCTTACGTGCTCGCCGCGGTTGGGCTGCCTGAGCGCCACTTTCCGCTTACTCCAGTTGCTAACCCGCGGCAGGTTTTAGCGATCGCATTGCTGTCTCGCCTATTCGACGTTTACTGCGCTACACATCCTGAGCTCGCTCTACCAATGGCGGTACCAGGCGGCGCCCTTGCTCAGAGGCTGGCGGCTGCTCTGCAGGTCTTCCGGGATGCGCGGTAGTCCGGTTCCACAGCTACCCAGCTTCTCGGTCGTGCGTTAGTGGGCATGCCGCCGAGGCATGCTGCACTGGCGGGGAATCCGGCTAC